AAGCACATGACCTAGATGAGGATGGTAATGTTGCTCATTATGATGTTGAGTTTGAAGAGTATATCTTTGAAGGTGTTCCTGTAGATCATTTAGAAATTCTTGTTACTGAAATGCATGAACATGTTATACCCGAAGGGAAGGGTGAAAAGAATTGTGGATGTGGTCAAGACCCTTGTATCACATACGGAAAAAAGAAGAACGCACACAAGATGCCTGATGGAACTGTGATGCCTGGTAAGACACACAATGAAGAAGCAAAGGCAAAGTATGACAATACTAAATCTCCTGATTATGAGAAGAAGAGAAAAGCTCTTGCTAAAAAGCATGGTGGAGAGGAGAACATAAAAGGTCATCCTCAGTATGAGAATCGTTTTGCATCACATACTGCTGGTATGTCTGATGGTCAAAAAGCCTCTGCAAGCAATCAAGTAAGTACGGGTCTTGCTTACAAAATGGGTAGGAGAAATGATGCTGCTGCCTTTAAAGGTAGGAAAGATAAAACTTCTGCTCAATATTCTTCTACTGGTGGTAAGAAAAGAAAGAATACAACTGGAAGAGGACAACCGCAACAGTACCGTAAGTCTGCTGATAACCCAGAATGGGAAGGTAGATTCCCATATGGTAAATCCAAAATCCAACAAGGTAAAGGATCTATCAAAGGTTTGAAGAAAGAACAACTTCTTAAGTCTTTGAGAGGATTCATGAGTGAAGGTAGGATTGCTGATACTATGAGAGCCAATCTCGAAAAAATGAAAGCAAGTGATAAGAAGTCTCAACAGTCTTTAGATGATTATATTAAAAAGGTAAAAGCACAGAGAGATAAGGACATAGATAGGGACGATAACTCCTAAATACAACTACGGGACATTAAAAAATCATGTTAACTAACGTAAAAGGTGCTCAGGCCGCATGTGGAACTGACGCTGCGGGATCATCTACTTTTGGTAGTGCAACAGTAGTGCGTCTCTGTAATAATGGAGGTACTGCTAGATTAGTATCTGTTATTGATGAAGTTGGAGGATCTACAACAATTGGAACCTTTACAATGCCAGGTAACACTGTTGAGTTTGTAGAGAAAAAATCAACCGAAGCAATCTTCGCAGCAGACGCTAGTGTCTTAGGTACTGCTGTCGGATATGGATATCAATAAATTAAATGGCTACTAAAGTTGATCATTATCTCGGTAATCCTTTATTAAAAAAAGCCAATACTACTCAGGAGTTTACTCAGGAGCAAGTTCTTGAGTTTTCTAGATGTATAGACGATCCAATATATTTTGCAAAGAAGTATATAAACATAGTTACTCTGGACTATGGTTTACAGCAATTTAAACCATATAGTTTCCAGGAGAAGATGCTGGATAGATTCCATAATCATAGATTTAATATTTGTAAGTTACCTAGACAGTCAGGTAAGTCTACAATCGTAGTATCATATCTTCTTCATTATGCAATATTTAATGATAATATTAATATAGCAATTCTTGCTAACAAAGCATCAACTGCAAAAGATTTATTAGATAGACTTCAAACTGCATATGAGAACTTACCTAGGTGGTTGCAGCAGGGAGTTTTAACATGGAACAAAGCATCTCTTGAATTAGAGAATGGTTCTAAAATTATTGCTGCGTCTACATCTGCATCTGCAGTTCGTGGTGGATCTTATAACATTATATTCTTAGACGAATTTGCGTTCGTTGCAAACCATTTAGCAGATCAGTTCTTTAGTTCTGTTTATCCTACTATATCATCTGGTCAAAAAACTAAAGTTATAATTGTTTCTACCCCTCACGGGATGAATCACTTTTATAAACTTTGGCATGATGCTGAACGTAAGAAGAATGAATATATCCCTACAGAGGTTAATTGGTGGGATGTACCAGGAAGAGACGAGGTTTGGAAGGAACAAACTATTGCAAACACTTCGGAACAACAATTCCGTGTTGAGTTTGAATGTGAATTTTTAGGATCTGTTGATACTTTGATTAGTCCCAATAAATTAAGAAATTTAGTTTATGAAGCACCAAAACTTAGTAACAAAGGATTAGATGTATTTGAAGCTGTTAAACCAGATCATAATTATGTGATTACTGTTGACGTTGCTCGTGGTGTTGGAAGTGATTATTCAGCATTCACAGTAATTGATATTACAACCTTCCCTCATCAATTGGTATGCAAGTATAGGAATAATGAAATTAAACCTATGTTATTCCCCTCAATAATTTATGATCTTGCTAAGAATTATAATATGGCATACATTTTATGCGAAGTTAATGATGTTGGAGATCAAGTAGCATCTATCCTTAATTATGACTTAGAGTATGAAAATGTTCTTATGTGTTCTATGAGAGGTAGAGCAGGTCAAGTTGTGGGTCAGGGATTCTCTGGTAAAAAGACACAACTTGGAGTTAAGATGTCTAAGACTGTTAAGAAAGTCGGATGTCTAAATCTAAAAACTATGATTGAAGCGGATAAAATTACTTTTACTGATTATGATATTATCAGTGAATTAACTACATTTATCCAGAAAAGTAATTCATTTCAGGCAGAAGAAGGATGTAATGATGATTTGGCAATGTGTCTTGTCATATATGCATGGTTAGTTGAACAAGATTATTTTAAAGAGATTACAGATCAGGATGTACGTAAGAGATTATATGAAGAACAAAGAAATCAAATTGAACAAGATATGTCTCCATTTGGTTTTATTGAGAATGGATTGGATGAGAATAGTTTTGTAGACTCTACAGGAGATAGGTGGTATACCGACGAGTATGGTGATATGTCATACATGTGGGATTATAGGTAGTAACACCTTCAAATTAAATATTTTAATAAATATCTCTAGAACAAAACTGAGAATTTTTGGAGACATAGAACATGGCCACTCCTCAATTATCTCCTGGTGTACTGACTAGAGAAGTTGACTTAACGGTAGGTAGAGCGGAAAACGTTCTTGACAACATTGGAGGAATTGCTGGACCTTTTGAAATTGGTCCCGTATTAGAACCTATCAATATTGCCACAGAGCAAGATCTGATAACCACATTCGGTAAGCCTTATGATGACGATGCCCAGTATGAATACTGGATGTCTGCATCACAATACCTCTCCTATGGTGGTGTGCTTAAGGTAATACGAACCGATGACGATAACTTAGCCAACGCAAACGTTGGTGTAGGTACTTCTTCAATAGCAAGTACGAAAATAAAGAACTTTGACGACTATAATACTAATTTTATAGATGCAGCGTCTAACTTCCTTTATGCAGCGAAGAACCCAGGAAGATGGGGTAACTCTCTAAAAGTTTGCTTTATTGATGACTTGGGAGATCAAGTTATTGGTATCGCAACAACTTCAGTAACCGATATGGGTGCTCAAGTTGGATATGGAGTAACAGTTGACATAAGTGGTCAAGTAATTCCTGGTGCAGGAAGCACTTCTGTCTTCTATGGATATCTTAAGGGTGTTATTACTCAAGTAGTTAATGCTCCAGAAACTTCTAATAGTACATTAACGGTCAAAATACGATCCAGAGTCTCTACGGGTGGCACAGAACCTGGTAAAGAAACATATGTAAACTATGCAGAAAATAGTGCATATGCTTCGTTCTTAAAAGACCAAAGATTAACAATTCTCGACTCTGACGGCGATGTAATGTCACCAGAAGACTCGATTCAAACTATAGGAATAACCACTTCATCACAGATTAATGGTCAGCAAGACCAATCTTATATTGGAGTTGGTGGTACTACTAACGGTGGTGGTTCTGATGCCACATTCACTATTACTAGAAATAGTACAGATGGTGGTGTTGCCTCTGCAACTATCGTAAATGCTGGTGTTGGATACACTGTAACTAATACAGTCTCTATTGCTGGTACTGCTGTTGGTGGTTTTGATTTAAGTCAAGGTAAGATCAGCACAGTTGGACTTACATCTTCAACTAGTGTTCCATCTGCTTCTAGCGGTACTTACACTAACCTATCAGGTACAAGTGCTCAAGGTACAGGAGCAATATTCACTGTCTTCAGAGATGCAAGTGGTGGTATTGGAACTGTCTCACTAACAAATCCTGGTGAAGCATATGGTGTTGGAACAACAATTACCATTAACGGTGCAGGAATTGGTGGTACATCAATTACTGATGATATCAAACTAAACACAGCATCTCTTAGAGATGATCAGGTTATTATCACAATTAATGGAACAAACTCCAGAGTATTAGTTGCTGGTGTTGATGATTGGTACAATACACAAGAACTTGGATTAGATAACTCTAAAGTATTCTGGCGAAGTATTGCTCCAAAACCAGGAACATCAAACTACGTTGCAGAACGTGGTGGTAGAAATGATGAGATGCACATTGTCATTGTTGATGATGCAGGTACTTTAACTGGTATCCGAGGTAACATCCTAGAGAAGCATATTGCCTTATCTAAAGCAACTGATGCTGTATCTGAAGCAAATGCTCCACAGAAGACATGGTACAAGTCTTATCTTGCCAACTATTCTGATTACATTTACGCAGGTGCTAACCAAGGTCAAGGTAACGATACCTTCCATAATACATTCCCTACTGGAACTTACTTCAACGAGTCTACTACTGGTAGTCTGTATGGAGATGGGGATCAACCAACCGTATACTATTCCTTAACTCAAAACAGCACTCGCTGGAACAGAGTTGCTAAGGATAACACATTCAACTCTGTTGGTGCAGTTACATACGGATTAGAATCTGGTGAAAATTATACCTCTTCTGGTGGACTTAAATCAGAATTAGGAGATATAATTACTGCTTACAACCTCTTTGATAATAAAGATGAAGTTCAAGTAGATTACCTATTAATGGGACCTTCTTGTAATTCTCTTAATGATACTCAGGCAAAAGCAAACAAACTAATTGGTATTGCTGAGTCTAGAAAAGATTGTGTGACTGTTATCTCACCACACAAAGGAACAGTAGTTAATATTACTGATCCAATCGTTCAAACTAGTAACATAGTTGAGTTCTTCGGACCACTAAGTTCTTCTTCTTATGCAATCTTTGATAGTGGTTACAAGTATACTTACGATAGGTTCAATAACAAGTTCCGTTACCTTCCATGCAACCCAGATATTGCTGGATTGATGTGTCGCACTAATTTAGTTGCTTATCCTTGGTTCTCACCTGCTGGACAACAGCGTGGTGTGATTAAGAATGCAATTAAACTTGCATACAACCCAACTAAATCACAAAGAGACATTCTTTATTCCTCACGTATTAACTCAATTATTAATACACCTGGAACTGGAATTATCCTCTTTGGTGATAAGACTGCACTAGCATATGCTTCAGCATTTGATAGAATTAACGTTCGTCGTTTATTCTTGACAGTTGAGCAAGCACTTGAAAGAGCAGCACAGGCACAACTCTTTGAGTTTAACGATCAGGTAACGAGGGCAAACTTCGTTAACATCGTTGAACCTTATCTACGTGATGTTCAAGCAAAACGTGGTATTTACGATTATCTGGTTATTTGCGATGAAACAAACAACACTCCAGATATAATTGATAATAATGAATTCCGAGCAGACATCTTCCTGAAGCCTGCGAAGTCGATCAACTACATCACCCTGACCTTCGTTGCTACCCGTACAGGTGTTAGCTTTGAAGAAGTTGCTGGTAGAGTTTGATAACTGATTGATTAAATACTAAGGAGGATTCTAACTAAAATGGCAAGAGAAATCAGGACTATCACCGACTTTAAGGCAAAACTTTTAGGCGGCGCAGCAAGACCAAATCTATTTGAAGTATCAATTCCAACATTCCCATCTCTCGTAACTGGATGGGATGATGATACTTTCAGTTTTTTGTGTAAGGCAGCAGCATTACCTGCTTCTAATATTGCACAAATTGACGTTCCGTTTAGAGGTCGTATTTTAAAGGTTGCTGGAGACAGAACCTTCGATACTTGGACTGTTACAATCATCAATGATGAGGACTTCAAACTAAGAACATCATTTGAGCAGTGGATGAATCAGATCAGTAAGTTGGATAACAACACTGGTGCTACAAACCCTTCCGCATATATGACCGATGCTTATGTTTATCAGTTAGGTAGAGGACAATCAAGATTCTCTACAGAAAACACTGATGCAGACAACGTACTACCTTTAAGAACTTATAAGTTCTTCGATATATTCCCAACGAATGTATCTCAGATAGATCTATCATATGATACATCTGATACAATCGAAGAGTATACCGTTGAATTCCAAGTTCAGTACTGGCAAGCAGAGGCTAATGACCAAACTGGCATTGCTGTGGTATAATAAATAGATACACAGTATTAAGACAATATAATGGCAAAGTTATTCGGCTTTTCTATTGAGGATAATAAACAAAAATCCCCTGGCGTGGTGTCACCCATACCTCAATCAAATGAGGATGGAGTTGATCACTATCTGACCAGTGGGTTTTTTGGTTCTTATGTAGATATAGAAGGGGTTTATAAAACCGAATATGATCTCATCAAGAGATATAGGGAGATGGCACTACATCCAGAATGTGATGGTGCGATTGAAGATATTGTTAATGAAGCGATAGTTAGCGATTTAAACGATAGTCCTGTTCAGATAGATTTAGATAATCTAAATGCTGGCGATGGACTCAAGAAAAAAATAAGAGAAGAATTTAAAACTGTTCTTGAACTTCTAGACTTTGATAAAAAGTGTCATGAGATTTATAGAAATTGGTATGTTGATGGAAGATTATACTACCATAAAGTAATTGATTTAAAGAATCCACATGATGGAATTCAGGAGTTAAGATATATTGATGCACTAAAGATGCGTTATGTACGTGAATCAGTTACTAAAAAAGATAAGACTGGTGGAGTACAACAGAATGATGGACGTGACAATCCAATGTCATCACCATTCCCAAATATTAAAGAGTATTTTGTATATAACCCAAAACAAAATGTAGCACCTTATGGTGGACAACCAGGTAAAGGATCTGGTGGTGGAGTTAAGTTTGCAAAAGATTCAATTGCATATTGTACATCTGGATTAGTTGATAGAAATAAAGGAACAACATTATCCTATCTACACAAAGCAATTAAATCACTCAATCAACTAAGAATGATTGAGGATAGTCTTGTAATCTATCGCTTATCAAGAGCACCAGAACGTAGAATTTTCTACATTGATGTTGGTAATCTTCCTAAGCAAAAGGCAGAACAATATCTGCGTGACGTTATGATGCGTTATCGTAATAAGTTGGTATATGATGCAAGTACTGGTGAGATTCGTGATGACAAGAAGTTTATGTCTATGTTGGAAGACTTCTGGTTACCCCGTAGAGAAGGTGGTAGAGGAACTGAGATCACTACACTACCAGGTGGACAGAACTTAGGTGAACTAGCAGATATTAAGTACTTCCAGTCTAAGTTGTATAGGTCTCTAAACGTGCCTGAGTCAAGGCAGGGTGGTGAAGGTGGTTTTAACCTAGGAAGATCCTCAGAGATCCTTAGAGATGAACTTAAGTTTACTAAGTTTGTAGGTAGATTACGTAAAAGATTCTCAAGGATGTTCAACGATATGTTGAAGACCCAGTGTTTACTTAAGAACCTTGTAACTCCAGAAGATTGGGATAAAATGGAGGAGCATATTCAATATGACTTCTTATATGATAATCACTTCTCTGAACTGAAGGAAGCAGAGTTAATGACAGAACGCCTTAATATTGCAGCAACTGCAGAACCTTATATTGGCAAATATTATTCACAGGACTATGTACGTCGTAAGTTCCTTCGTCAAACAGATGAGGAAATTATTGAGCAAGATAAA